AGAAACATCAGCAACAGTTCTTGTAACACTGGTAAGAACACTATTAGCTGTATTAGCTATAGTAGATGAAACTTTTGAATGGACTTTAGTTGCTTCTAAATAAAGTGGTTCAAATGCATTACTTTTAATTTCACCAATAAGTCTGCTATAGTCATTTTTTGCTGTTTCTATTTGTTTTGTAGCTTTAGTATCTATTGCTGCAATTATTCCAGGTAATAAATTTTCAGATTTAGTCCCTGAATATTTAGATATTAACCCCTCTTTTTGAGAAGTAGTTTTAGATTGAATTTGAGAAATCTTACGGGAATAACTATCAAGTAATAAGGAACTTTTTCGTTCGATATTACTTAATGCTACATCCTGCATTTTAATAAAATCTTGATTTAACTTTTGCAGTTCCCCTAATTCACGGCGGGATGCTCCAATAAGAACACGAATTTCCCCAACAGTATTTTTGGTCATATTGCCAAATTCTGATAGGAATTGCTTCTGAAAATTTCCATAAGAACTTGCAGCAGATTTGGAAATATCAGCTACTTGATCCTTAAATTGGTTCATCTTCCGAATAGTATTTCTTAATTCAGAATCCCAATTAGTTTTAAGATCAAGAACTATTTCTTCTACAATCTTATCGGAGTCATCTGCCATTATATTACCTCATCCACTTCTTTTTGGCACGATCAATAGAACTTTTATCAGATTTCCAAGATATATTAGACTTGTCCCTTTTTACTAATTCTTTTATAGACATTTCTATTTGTGTTATTGCCTTTTTAGGATCTGAAAATGACATAGACGTATCATGTATATAAACAATTCTATTTTCAAAAGTTACTAAATCTATGGCTTTTCTTAATGCCATATACTGCTTTACAGGCATTTGAAGCAATTCCTTTAAAGAAATTGCTCCTTTTAAAGCTATCATAATTTGAACATATTCTTTTACTTCTCTTTGGTAGGGTTTGACTTGCGCTTCTCCCCATCAACATCACTAATAGTTGACATCATCTCTTGAATAAGAGAAACAACCTTATTACAAAGTTTCCAAGGCCACGCTTCAATATCATTAATTTCTAAATTAGTATAAACCCCTTGAGAAATTTTACGAACACCAGCAACTATAAACTGCTGTTGTGCCCTAAACATTTCTTTCATTTCACTGGATCTAATTATATCTTCTTTATTTTCTTCTTTAATATCTTTACCAACATCTTTAGACGCTGCCACCAATAAATCACTAATTTCCATCAAAGCGGTCATTTCAGATTTAGTAAAAGATGGAATTTCATAAGTCTCACCTTTATAAGCAAACTGAATTCCCTTACCAAGATCTGTAAAATCCATAACATTTGCACTCATTTTGAACCTCCGTTGTTAGTTTGTTTTTATAAAATAACATTTAAAACAAAATTAAGGGGCTATTATTTTAGAAATACCTTTATTTTAGTAAATCCAAATAATAGCCCCTCACCCAAGTTTAAAGTAAAATTTCATTTTAATCTTTACAAATTTGAAATTTCCATCCTTTATGATGGTTTGCTTTACCATCTAAACACTCATACACATGATTTGGGTTTAATCCATATTTTTTAGAAAATTCATTTACATTTTTTGTAGTAAATTCTTCCCCTTTTGGAGAAACAGCAATAAATGAGCGTATAGCCCTTGAATTTTTCATTTGATCCTCAAATCTAACAAAAGTACAATTTTCAAAATTATAATTTCCATTAACATCAATTCTTTCAATACTTGGACTTTTAATTTTCAATTGTTTTTTAGAATAAAGATATTTAAAATACATATCCTTTTTAAATTCTTCAAAATCTTTCCACCTGGGGTCATACACTATTCCTCTACCACCATAATTTTTATAACATTTATTATTTATATTATCACATCGTGCTTTTAAACTCTGCCACATTTTATAAAACTTCATTGTACCTTTAGAATAATTAGTATTCCAAAAACCATGTTTTACATTTTTTGTACGTTTTCTACTTTCTGCATTTAAACATCCACAACTTTTTGTATGCTCTGATTTTAAATGTTGTGTTATTACAATTGATTTATTACCGCATTCACATCTACATAACCACCTTTTATTTCCCATATAAGCTGTAACAATTAATCTTCCGAATCTTTTACCATATAAATCCTCAAATTTACCCTGCATAAAACCTCCGTTCATTAATTAGTTTGTATTAAGAGTAGGTAAGATTTCTCCTACCTACTCTATAATATAGCACAAACTAAAATGAACGTCAACCAACATTACGGACTGGAATATCCACCTATGCGAAACAACTGATCGCCTGATACTCTAGAATCATCAATAAGAGCAACAAACTTACAAGCATACACCCGCTGATTATCAGTGGTAAAAGAAATCTCAACTGCACCACCAACATTAGGAGCAGCATTATAAAACTGCCACACCTCAGAACCATCAGTAGGCTCAAGAACAAGTTCTGCCGTCTGAATAGGTGTCCCAACCGGCTTACCAAAAGTTAAATAGGTTGTTTCATCAACTGCTGAAGCAAACAAAATTTTAAGATTAGCAAAAGTTGCTTCAGTCATATTAACTGTGACTTCAACAACAAGACCGGCATCAAGAACCCTAACAGCCGTATCTCCATACTGATCTGATTTCAATTGATAAGTATTTTGAGTAATAGAAACTTGAACACCACCAAAAGTATGCCCAACATGGACACCATTAAAATAAACATAACAAGGCCCGATACTAATATTATCGGAACTAAAAGAAGTAGGATATACAGTCATAATCAGTCCTCCTAAATTGTAGTAATTGTCCTACAAAATCTGCAAGTAATGTGTACTTTTTCTTGTTGGCGATAACGTCTATCATGGTATCCAATAACTTGACCACAAATATCTCCAGGATTTTTCCACAATGGACGACCACATCTATTACAATATCCTTCCCTTATTACTTCTTTATTATTAATTAAGTTTTCACAAAACTCGCAAGTTTTAATTTTACCCTGGCAAACCACGCGAACCATTGAATAGTTAAATTTCTTCTTTTCATCAGTTTCCATTAGCACCAACTTTCTACGCAATTAATATAGCATCTAAAGAAGAAATTTGCTGTCTAACCCCAAGACGAATAAATACATTTGATAAGCGGAAAGAAAAATTTCTTGTATGAATGGGCTGAGTAGGCGCACCCTCATTCAAACCGTCATTAACTGATAACAAATTAATTGTTTTAACAGAAACATCATTAGTTTCAATAGATTCTTGATCCAAAAAATTCTGACCAATTAAGATTTCGGTTGCTGTGCCGAGTTTAAATTGGTCTATAGAAATTAATCTAAAAAACAATTGCATATCAGGAATTTGAAATGGATATGACCATCTTCCAGGTCTTCCAGTAACAGAAGTTCTATAAATAACTGCCACATCAATAGAACCAGGAGTAAATACAATATCCCCGGCAGGGGACCAAGCATATATGCGCGGGTCAGCAATTGTTCCACCAGAAACAGATAACCAACTGCTGTTTGCCTTAAATAAATCAACTATAGCTTTTTCCAGAGATAAAAACATTTATCTTCTCGCTATAAAAATATTAAAAGTAAATGCCTTTCTTACTCCCTCAGACCTTGTTCTTCTTTTTATTGCTCTATGTAACCTTTCTTTTATAAAATCTTTAATAGCCGGTTGAATCTCTTTTAAATGCTGACTAATCCAAGGTCTTGCTGCCATATTCTCAGTACCTTCTTCAAGCCACTGAGAATATCTACCAACAGATGTTGCTTTACCAATTTCATCATTTACAAATATTTTATTTCCCTTAAAAAATACTGTTTTTAATTCTCTACGATCTACACTCCAACCACCTGTTTTCAAATTTACTTGTCCTAATTTTAAAACACCAGCTTTGGTAATTTGAAACCCAATAGACTCCATTAAAGCCCCTGTCATTTCAGCAGGGTAAGACGATGGGGCAGATGCAGTATGTTCCCCCACCACCTTGTATCTTCCACCCCCAGGAGTATAAGGTTCCACATTTGGATCAAATTCGACTATAATATATGTTTTACCGGACGGTCTTTCACCAGATACTTCTTCTTTTAATATTTCAACTACAAATTGACCAATTTCATTTAATATTTCTAAATGAATATCTTCTATTACCGCTAAAATTGGATCTAATGACCGTTTAACAATATGGGCCATTAATTTATCAGTTTTAACAATCTGCTTTATCTGAACTCTCAATGATTTTACAACTTCTAAAAAATCAGATTCTTCAGGCATTTTATGTTTCCTGAATAGCTAAGTATAATTCTTTATGATGCAGCCCCTTTGAATCATAAACATCCAATGATGGAGTTACATATAAATAAGTAGAAGTATTTTTTAATTTAATTCTATCCCCATGAACAATATCCTCATTCTTTAAAAAAAATCCCAAAAATTCATTTCTTGCTGTTTGACCAGTTGGAGTTTGTGATAACGTAGAAGTAAAATTCCCAACTTTATCCAAACGACAAGGAACTTCAGTAGCTATTTCACTCCAAGATTGGAGCATATGCCCCTGACTATTCAAAGAATTAATTTTTCGTTCAATAGAACATCTTTGAACTAATAAGCCTATATAAGACATTATCCTATAGACTCCTTACGAAATCTTCCAAGGTTAGCAAAAATATTAGGAGCAAAACCTTTTAATGTATTAATTACTGTTGCAGAATAATTCTCATATTGATAACCACCAATAGTTTCACTTTGTAATAAAGGATTTTGTGGTGAATTAATTATCGTTTTAATAGACTCAAACAATAAATATTGAAGTTCAAACATTTCTGGGGAATCAGCCTCATAGCCCCCGTTCCATTTAACTTTAATAGTTTTGTAATACCCAAAATCAAAACCTTGATCATAAATTAATAAGCCCTTATTTTTATATAAAATATACCCATCTGTAGCCAAATAATCTGTAGACTCAGTAACAGCAACATCTCTTATTAAAAATGAAGTTATAGAATTAACAGGGTAAGTTGGAAACCAAAAATTGTTAAATTTAGGTGGGTCAAAGATACAATATCCCAAATTATATTCGTAAACTATATTATCCTCATTTGGGTCAAGCTCATCAATCGGATCTTCATCTGCAATATCATAGGAATACCACTGTGCTTTTAATCGTCTATTACAAAATTTATCAAAAACAGTAGAAGCAGAGTTAATAGTTCTGGATATAAAATCATCTCTTACTCCACCATCAGAAGTAAAATTAGGATCTACTTGCTGTTGGTACATCTGATAAAATGTATCTAAATCCATTAAAGCATTATTAGTAAGAGAAACGGGCATTTTTATTTTCTCCCTATAATATCAACAGGGAATAATGGGTCTTGATCCCCAGGATAAAAAAATTCTTCTTCCTCTTTAATTTTACCCAGTGATTTTTTTTCTGGAGCCACCCACATCATTTTATCTTGTGGGGGCATTTGCACATTTTTATTTCTATCAATATCATTATTTCCAACAAAAATAATTGCTCTTTTTATTTTAATTAAATTTTCAGCTATATGGTTAGGAAGATCTATAACAGTTTTACCATATCTAATAATGTCAGAGCGATCTAACAGTTTTAACAGCATACCCACCTCTCTTATAATTAGGGGGTACAAACCGGAGTCTGTACCCCCTACATCCGGCTTTACTACTTAGCCGACAAAATTAATTAACTCGCGGCAACTCTGGGCTTACGACCAGTTCCATAAGTAAGAGAAACCACATCCCCGCCTTGAGTAACGGGACGCCAACGATCCTCAAAGGTGATACCATAAAGACCATATGAAACATTGCCACCAGCAGCAACAGCATAAACTCGAAGGTAACGATAAAAATCCACCACATCAAAAAGAAAAAGACCAGTAGAATCAATTGCCGCAGCAGTAACAAAATCTGTATCATAGGTATCATCATCAGATGAATCCCTGAAGGTAAGAGTAAGTGTGCCAGCATTTGCCCCAACATCTGCAATAAACAGAATTCTATTGGGGCGTTGCCCATCTGCCCACATATCAACATCTGTAAGCGTTTCATTGCCAACAGCAAGTTCAGCGTAAGATTTGAAAAGAATTACACGATGATTATTCAGAATATCAAACATAGTTTTTCCTCCATTACAGTCTAATTGTTATTTTTATAAGAGGAAATTTTATTCCCCCATTCAGTAAATTTAAAAATTATGAAGTCGGACCAAGCAAAACAAATGCTTTTGGCATAGCTGCCTGACCATCTAAACGACCGGAACACCGCAAAGCTGTACGGTTATTTCGGAACTTATAATGGCGCGAAGAATCCATGCTGAAATCCTGACGGAAGCCAATATAATACCAATTCCAGGCACCAAGAATAACATCACCAGTAGATCCAAGAGCAGGAATTTTACCATCTGCCAAAACTGCTGGTCTACCAAGCAAACTCATGGTATATCCATCAGCAATATTGGCATAGGACTCTTGAAGAACCAGCTCTTTACTGGACTCACTAACAGTCTGACCCCGCAAAGAAGCGCGGGCCTGTTTAGTAATAAACCAAACAGATTGCGGATCAAACATAGAAGGAAGTCTTGCTTCCATATTAAGAATATCCTGGACTTCAACTGCATTTGAAGTTTGACGATTAACCATAAGAACACCAGGATCATTAAGAATACCAAGCGGTTTCTTACCACCTGTACCCTGAATAAATTCCTTATCAGTGTACCAATACCAAGCAGATCTAAACAGGCGGGTAAGATAATTCAAGAAATTAATAATAGAATCATCAAGCAGGGTGTTAGTAATTTCGGTATATCCTGCCAATTCGTGGACAATCATCTCAACCAAACCAAAACTGGGTTCAGTGGCGGGCTTTTCTCCACCTTCCTCAACCCAATCAAAAGTAACACCAGCAAAATGATCAAAATTCTGATCCTGAACATCAGGATTTTGCATGAGCTTGGGGAACATCATCTTTTCCCCAACCATCGGCCACACTGTAGCCCGCCGCCACACCAAAGTATCTTCTGCATCATACATAATCATCATGGCGCGAAATTCTTCAGGCACAGTATAACCACCAGCAGAATCGGTAGATTCAGAAAGCAGTTTTGTTTGAACTCCACCCTTCAAATAAGCAGCAAAATCCTTTGCCCAAGCCTGCATTTCATCAGAAACAACCATCCACGGTGCGGATTTATTGCGAAGATTAATAACCGATCCTTGTTTGGTAGTAAGATACCCACCATCAATTTTAGCAAAAGGCAAATTAGAAATAAGTTTAGACGAATCATTATCAGTAAAAGGTCGAGCGATATTATTCTGCAAATCTTTTACCATTTGCTGAAGGGTGTCTTTTACCATCTGGGTAAAAGGCTCATCCTTCATTGTGGACTCCAACTGCCCCTTAACTAACGCAATAAGATCTTCTTTGGTCATTTTCATAATAATTTTTCCTCCATAAATATTTATTTTGAATTAATCAATTTTGCCAGAATTAACAATGGCATCAGTTAATTGTTTTTTAAGACTTACTGTAATATCCCCAACAACAGATTTCCCAATTTCGCCTACTACATTTTTCAATTCCGCTTCATCAATTTCAATGGTGTCTTCATCTTCAGAATTAGATTTTTTGTCATCTACCGGATCTTTTTTTTCGGTATCAACAATTTCTAAATCTTCAGACTCATTACCATTATCTACTTGATCCTGCTGTTTTTCATCTTCTAATTCACAAACAAATTCAGGATCAGTATTATTATTACAAATATTCTCTTGTTTATCAACAAGTTTTTCCATAACAGTATTCATAGACTTGGATAAAGATTCAACCACAGAAATAATTTTTTCAATTTTTTCAGAAATAATATTAATATCATTATTTACATCTTTTTGCGTTTCATTATCACTGGGTTCCGTAACACCAGCAGATTCAACGCTCCCTGTGCCATCATCAGGCTTGTCATCCCCTGCATCATCATCAGACTTAGTATCCAAAATGCTATCATCCGGTTTCTTTCCCTCCGTATTGTCATTTTCAATAGAAATGGAATTTTTACCGCTATAAACCCTGTAAGTATAATTATGAACAGAATTGGGATCTCCCCAATTAAAAGGTTTAACACCATCAAAATAAGTTAATTCAACGTCCTGAATTACAGGCTCAACAAAAATTCCTTTTTCATCATCATACTGAACATGATAATAAAATGATTTAACAACCTTTTCTCCATTTTCTTTTACAAAGTCAACAGCAAGATCTTTATCAAATTGTTCTGGATCAAAAGAATAACCAACAACAACTTCTGCATCCTTTTCAGGATGATCCTCATCAATAGCTTTCCCAAAAATGACATAAGCTCCTTGATTATTTTCAATGGGAACTTGTTTCGGATTAGAAAATTGCGAAGGATCTCTTACTGGGTAAAATAACCACTCATCGCTTCTACGAGCAAAAAATTCAGGATAACCAACATCCAACATGCTTTTCACAAACTCAGAACCTTCATAAGAAAGGTTCACATTGGCATTCGGATTTGCTGGAACTGCTACAGCAGAAACTTCAAGCAATTCTTGCTTCAAAAATTCTTTTCCACCCCACCAATTATTGGGATCACGCTCATTAAATTCAATTCCTCTAAAACCAACACTAAATGATGTTAAAAATCCATTTGCATATTTTTGAAATATTTTTACAGAAAAATCATCATTCTTATCAAATTTGGGCTTAAACAAAAGTCTCTTATTTACGGAATCCACCCAAACTCTGGTAGCTTTCGCAACAGGAAGATCCCAGTAATTATGGGACCAAGGAACTACAGGGTTCTTTTTAAAATTCTTCAAATCCCAACCGGAAACACGGATAATATCTTTATCCCTATCCTCATCTTCAGTAGATGCAATAGCAACAAAGGTTAAATTTGCATCATCTAACTGTTCAATTTTTACCCCAACACAATCTGAACCAAAAACAGGGGCACCATCTTTTTTAATAGGTTGCCCTGCTTTACTCTTTAATTGATAAGCCATAATTTATTCTCCTTTATCCAAAATTAATTCACAATCGCAGCTTAAACTAAAAATCTCACCGGGGAATCTTATTTGATGTATCCCCAATTTAAATGTATCAAATGATTTTTTTTCTTTTATTCTTCCTCTATGCCCACACTCATTACTATTAACAAGCCAAACCATAGGTTTATTTTCAGAATGCAAAACAATGTATTTTACAAAGTTTAATGCCGCACGTATAACGTAATTATTTATTTTAGATAGTCTTGGGTTAGAATCAAAACAAAATTTTACATGATCCTCCCAAGTATCAATATCTCTGTTTACTTTAATTAAAGTTTCAAAATATCTTTTAGAAATATCAATGGAAATACGATCAAGCCAGGGGTCTTCCTTACATAAATTATTTATTTCTTTTTCTGATATATTAAAAATATGTTCCCCAAAAACCCCCATCATAGATAAAATTCCACTTTTTATATTTTCAGATGTATTTTTAACAAAAATATCATCTGTTATTGTGTTATTTGGTATTGAACTTAACGAACTTGATAAAAATTTTATAATTGCTGTATTCCAGCTTTCTCTTGCTTTAGCTTCTATTGTCAATATATCACTTTTTTTATTAGCTTGTCCAGAAATTGATCTTCCATCAGTAGGATTATCATCTCTTGGGTCCGATCCATCTGGTGCAGGGCGTGTATCTCCCCCGGTATTATCATCCCCATTTCCAGAACGATCCGGTCTTACAGCAGCAGCAGTTACTTTATCAATATCTTCAATATCTATATATTTATTTGGAATTAATAGTCTGTCCCCTTCAGGTTTTGGGGGTTTATTTAGATAATCCTTTCTATATTCATTAATTGTCATGGCAGGCAATCCACCCAAATAGGTTTTAGCCTCTAAAACTTCTAATTGCCTGTCTCTTGGTATAGGATTGTCATGTTTAATTTGCAATCGCTCATCAAAAGTTTTACAAACACCCTCAGTCAATTCCTCATCCCACAAAAATAAACGTGGGCCTATTGACTCTCTATTAAAAGAAATATCAGATTGAACAGATCCAGCCCTATTAGAATCAATTCCACCTAATTTTGACTCTGGAACACGATAACATGCCAAAACCTTGTCCTTAGACCATTTAGCCAAATTTAAAAACTCAAAATCTTTATTTGCGAAACTTAATTGAACTGGTTTTAACCCAGAGTCTAAAACAGCAACATCATGGAAAACCCCACGATATTTCTCTTTCCACCTTGATTTAATTTCATCAGCTTTATCCTGATCTATTGGTACTTCAGTGGTTAAAGCAAAATCTGTTCTTGCGCTATTTTTAAAAAAATCTCTTTCATAAATTTCAATGTATTTGTCCAAGTCAGTAGCATATGCTTGCGCCTGAATAGGACTCATTGGGTCATACGGATTTTTCGGATTTGGATAATTAACTACAATTAATTCAGAAATATCAAAATCTATCCAACCACCTTTTCCAGATTTAAAAATATATTTGACACTGGGATTTATCATTGAATTAGAAACTTCAGTTTTAACAAAATCTACCATGTTCATAGGCCACAACTCCCAAACTTGACCAAGAACATTCTTTACAGGATATAAAACCGACATTCCAGTAAGATCCAACTGAATTTGACAAAATTGCATAATAAATCTAAATGTCATTAAATCATTGGGATGATAAAATGGTTTAGTAAATGTTTTAAAATTTTTATTTTTTGTAGATAATTCCTCTCCAGTATCTTTATTATAAAATTTAAATGGTATAGTAGAAACCCTATCAGAAATAAGTGTTAC